CCGACGGGCCGCTGACACTGCGCCGGGCGCGCGAGATCATCCTCGCCAATCCGATCGCCGCCAACGCGGCCGACGCCTTCGTCGGCAACGCCGTCGGGACGGGGATCAAGCCGTCGCCGCTGGTCGGTGACGGGGCCGCGAAAGCGGCGATCCAGGAGCTGTGGCGGGCCTGGACCGACGAAGCGGATGCCGACGGGCTGACCGACTTCTACGGTCTGCAGGCCCTGATTGCGCGCGAGATGTTCAGCGCCGGCGAATGCTTCGTGCGCCTGCGGGCGCGGCTGCCCTCGGACGGGCTGTCGGTGCCGCTGCAGCTGCAGCTCCTGCAGTCGGAGATGCTGCCCGTCGAGAAGACCGAGCGGGCGGCCAGCGGGGCGCAGATCCGCTGCGGCATCGAGTTCGACGGCATCGGCCGGCGCGTCGCCTACTGGTTCCGCCGTCGGCATCCAGGCGAGCTGGCGGATGCCGCGGTGCTGCCGGATACCGAGTTCACCCGGGTGCCGGCGGAAGACGTGCTGCACATCCGCCGGCCGCTGGAGGCCGGGCAGCTGCGCGGGCTGCCCTACATCACCCCGGCGCTGGTCCGCCTGCACCAGATGGACCAGTACATGGATGCGCAGGTCGAGCGACAGAAGATCGCGGCGCTGTTCGTCGGTTTCGTGCGCCAGACCACGCCCGAAGACATCGCGGTGGGCGAGACGGACCAGGGCGACGGCACGGCGCTGGTGCCGCTGCAGCCGGGGCTGTTCCATCGGCTGCTGCCGGGCGACGACGTGACCTTCTCCACCCCGCCCGGCGTCGGCGGCGACTTCGATCCGTTCTGGTATCGCGTCTGCCTGGAGCTGGCGGCGGCGATGGGCCTGCCGTACGCGACGATCACCGGCGATCTGCGCCAGACCTCCTACGGCTCGATGCGCGCCGGCATGATCGAGTTCCGCCGACGGATGGAACAGCTGCAGCACGCCGTCTTCGTCTGGCAGCTCTGCCGGCCCGTCTACGCCCGCTGGCTGGCGGATGCGGTGCTGTCCGGCGCGCTCGCGCTGCCGGGCTTTGCCCGGTCGCCGCGGGCGTGGCAGGCGTGCAAGTGGATACCACCCCGCTGGGACTGGATCGACCCGCTGAAGGATCTGCAGGCGGAGAAGCTGGCGGTCGATGCCGGCTTCAAGGCGCGGGCCGACGTGGTCGAGGCCCAGGGCTACGACGTCGAGGAAACCGACGCGCGGATCGCCGCCGACCGGGCGCGCGAACAGGCCCTCGGCCTCGGGTTCGGCGCCGGCGCCGGCGCCGGCGAAACGCAAGGCGCCCGGGTGACGCCCGAGGAGCCGCCGGAGCCGGACGCACCGGCCGCAGACTGACCACCAGGACAGCCGAGGCATCATGGGTTCGCGCTGGTATTCCATGCGCGCGGCGGAGAGCCGCGCCGAGATCCTGATCTTTGCGGAAATCGGCGAGTTCGGGGTGACCGCCCGCCAGTTCGTCGCCGACCTGCAGGCGCTGGGCCCGGTCCGCACCCTCACCCTGCGTATCAACTCGCCGGGCGGCAGCGTCTTCGACGGGCTCGCCATCTTCAATGCGCTCGATCGGCACCCGGCGCGCAAGACCGTCTGTGTGGACGGCATCGCCGCTTCGATCGCCTCGGTGGTCGCGATGGCCGGCAACGAGATCGTCATGCCCGCGAACGCGCTGATGATGGTGCACGAGCCGAACGCGCTGGCGCTCGGCACCGCCGACGACATGCGGGCGATGGCGGACGCGCTGGACCGGATGAAAGCCTCGCTGCTCGGCGTCTACGCGCGGCGGACCGGCCTGCCGGACGCGCAGCTGGAGGCGATGATGGCGGCCGAGACCTGGCTGTCGGCCGACGAGGCGAGGCAGCTCGGATTCGCCGACCGCATCGACGAGCCGGTGCGCATCGCCGCCTGCTTCGACCTTGGACGCTTTCGCAATCCCCCGAAGCAACTGGAGGCGATGATGCCGAACGAGCGAACGGAAGACGACGCGCCGGAGCCGCAGCCGCAGCCAAGAGCGCAGACGGGGCCGCAGCCGGTGGCGGATGATCCGGAAATTACCGACCCGCTCCCGCCGGAGGATGTCCCGGCGGAGCGGACGCCGCCCGTGCCCGGCAGCGACCAGCCGGACGGGTCCGGGCGCGAGCGCCGCCCGGTGCCGGCGAACCCGCCACCCGATCCGGCCAGGATGACGGCGGAGGCCCGGGCGGACGCGCTGGCCTACGCCTGCGAGGTCGCCGAGCTGTGTACGCTCGCCGGCGCTGCGGATCGCATCGCCGGCTTTCTGGCGCGGGCGACCCCGCCGGAGGAGGTGCGCGCGGCGCTGCTGCAGGCGCGGGCGGCGCGTGACGCCGAGACCGCCATTGATGGAACGCACGCGCCCACGGCGCCGCGGCGCCCCGGTGCGGCCTGGGAGGCCGCGCTCGGCCGGACGTTCCGGCAGTAACCGCTCGCGGTACCCGGCCTGCCGCCGGCGACCCGCTGTCGATCCGAAAGGAGTTCCAGCATGACGACCGTATTCAGCGAGGGCCGGCACGCCGGCGAATTCCTTGTCTCCCAGGCCAACGGCCACCGCTCGCGCGCCAGCATCACGGTCGGCGCCGGCGCCGACCTGGTGGCCGGCACCGTGCTGGGGCGGGTGACCGCGTCCGGCAAGTACGTGATCCTCGCGCCTGCCGCCAGCGACGGCAGCGAGACCGCCGCGGCGGTCCTCTGGGATGCCGCGCCGGCAGCCGCCGCCGACGTCAAGGCGGCGGCAATCGTCCGCGACGCCGAGGTCAACGCCGGCGAGCTGGTCTGGCCCGCCGGCATCGAGGCTGCTGAAAAGACCGCGGCGACGCTGGCGCTCGCCGGTCTCGGCATCATCGCGCGCTGAAGGGAACGGCCGCCGGCCGTCTGGAGAGGCCAAGACCATGCCGACCATGGATATCTTCCGCAACGACGCGTTCAGCGTGGTCGAGATGACCGCGGCGCTGGAGAAAATCCCCTACGTGCCACAGCTGCTGGGCTCGCTGAACGTCTTCGAGCCGCGCCGCATTCGCACCGAGCTGGTGGTGATCGAAAAGCGGGAAGGCGTCCTGACGCTGATCCCGACGACGCCGCGCGGTGCGCCGCCGGTCGAGAACGTGCGCACCGGTCGCGACGTGCGCGCCTTTCCGACCGTCCGGCTGGCCAAGGGTGACACGATCACCGCCGCCGAAATCCAGGGCATCCGCGCCTTCGGCACCGAAAGCGAGCTGCTGCAGGTGCAGCAGGAAGTGGCGCAGCGGATGGCGCAGATCCGCGTCGACCTCGAGCTGACGCTGGAGAACCACCGGCTGGGCGCGATCCAGGGCATCGTCCTGGACGCCGACGGGATCACCGAGATCCGCAATTGGTACACCGAGTGGGGCATCGCCCAGGCGGCGGAGATCGACTTCGAGCTGGATGACGCGAACACCGACATTCGCGCCAAGTGCACCGCGGTCGTCCGGGCGATGCAGGTGGCCGCGAAGGGCGCCTGGCTGCCGAGCACCCAAGTCTACGCGCTGTGCAGCGATACCTTCTACGACGCGCTGGTCGGGCACGCCAACATCCGTGCCACCTACCTGAACCAGGCGGCGGCGTCGGAACTGCGGCAGGCGGTGTCCGACCGCTTCGTCTTCGGCGGCATCACCTTCATCAACTATCGCGGCCTCGACGACGGCACCAGCGTGAGCGTGGCGACCGACAAGGCGAGGTTCTTCCCGGTGGGCGCGCCGGGCGTCTTCCTGCGCGCCCAGTCGCCGGCGGAAAACTTCGATTACGTCAACACCCCCGGCCTGGACGTCTACGCGATGACGATCCCGGACCGAGACCGCAACGCCTGGGTACGGATCGAGGAATACAGCTACCCGCTGTTCGTCTGCACCCGGCCGGAGATGCTGCAGCGGGCGAAGCGGGCCTGAACCGGATGGGCATCGATGCGCTCGCCGATGCGGCGCTGGCCGGCGTCTTCGACTGCCTCGCCGTGACCATCGGCTACGAACCCCGGGCCGGCGATTCGGTGACCGTCCGTGCGGTGCCGCGCGTCCCCAACCTGGTGCTGGCCGGGCTCGGCGGCGGGCAGCAGCTGCACGACGGGCTGCTGGTCGAGGTCCGGGTCGCCGACCTGCCGGCCGGCGCGCCGGCGGCGGGCGATGTCATCGACAGTGAGGGTGGCCGGTTCCGGGTCCGCTCCTGGCGGCACGTCGACGGGCTCCGGCAGGTCTGGCTGCTCGACGCGGTGCCGGCGTGAGTCGCCTGCAATGACGGTTCAGGCGTTCATCGAAGGCAACCTGGGCGCGCTGCTGCGGGCGCAGGCCGCCGCGGTCGAGAAGGGCACCGCCAAGGGCCTGCGGCGCATCTGCGGCGGCATACGGGCGCAGATCGTGGGCAACGTTCGCCGCGCCGGTTTTCCCGGCGGCGGCCGCAACCTCTCCGCCGCGGTCCGTTCCCGGGTTGCGGGGCAGGGGACCGAGGTCGAGGGGACCGTCTACAGCAGGGCGACGTACAAGCGCAGTCCGCGCCGCCCCGGCGGGCCGGTCGACCTGATCGCGCTGTTCGCGCAAGGCGCGGATATCCGCTCGGCGCGCGGCGGCTGGCTGGCGATCCCGACCGAACACGCGCCGCTCCGCTCCG